TGTGAACCAATCTACGAGTGCTGATGATCTCTTCGATACCACCATCATAGAATGTTTTACGAATGATGTCACCCCAATCAACTAATCTCTTACAGAAATCAGTGTCAGTAACACCTAACTTGGCAGCAACTCCACCTAAGATTTTAGATTCTATTGCTGGTGAGGGATAGTCTTGCTCGAAGGTAACTGGGAATCGTTCAAGGAAGGCTTCGTTGAGCACATTAGTTCCAATGAATCTTCCATCGTCTGAACCCTTACCCTTAGTATTTGCGGTTGCGATGACGTTGAATCCTCTTGCTGGTTTAACGACCCTTCCAATTTTCTTAAGGAAAACTCCAGTTCCCTCAAGTATGCTCTGAAGGCAGAGAATTTTGTTAGAGGCAAGGTCGATTTCGTCAAGGAGCAAGATAGCTCCTCGTTCGAGAGCTTCCACGACTGGGCCATTGTGCCATACTGTGGCACCATTAACAAGACGGAAACCGCCAATAAGATCATCTTCATCTGTCTCGATTGTAATGTTTACACGAATAAGTTCTCTCTTCAATTGAGCACATGCTTGCTCTACACTAAAGGTCTTACCATTTCCAGATAGACCAGTAATAAAAGTAGGATAGAACTGTTTTGATTGAATAATCTTTTTAAGATCTACAAATGGTCCAAACTTAACAAAAGTATCATCAGTAGCAGGAACTAAGTCTCTCTCTACAACTGATTCCACTGCAGGAGCACTGAATGATTTTTCAATGTTTTCTACTGCTTTAGTAGTAACTTCAAGATTCCATCTACCTTTAGATACTTTATACTTCTGGATCTTTTTAGTTACTGTTTGGTAACCGATATCATTAGCAGCACAAAATCCACGAACATCTGCAGTGGTAAATTCATTTCCAAAAGTACTTCTCAATCCATCGATTGCTTGCTGTTCAGTCATTTTAAGTTCAAAAGCCATAATAATGTAGGTGTCTTATTTATGAACCTATTATAACAATAAAAAAGGGGTCAGATGACCCCTTGTGGACACTTTATAAATTGTCTATATGTTCTTGTAGTTCCTTAACTAACTTAGATCTACTATGCCTTCTATCCAATTCAATACCAACTGTTCTACCATAATCTTCTAAATCCTTTTTACTTAAGGATTTCAAATCAACTTCTCCAGTAACTGTTTCTGGTTCTACAGTTGTTGGTGGTGTTACAACAGGAGGTGCTACTGGAGTTGGTTCTTTTTTTGGTGCACCTTTAAATATATCTCCAAAATGGCTCATAAGTCTAATTTAATTACTGCAAATATTTAGTAATAATTCAATTCCAACGTGATACTGTTAATTCAATTGAGTTATCTTCCATTTCCCACTCTTCTTCTATTTCATAACCCTTTTCCTCAATTTCACGATGAAGCATCATTCTAGCATACTGCTGTGTAACCTTTTCCATGAATCTTTCTATAGGAACATTCTTTTCCCATGTCTGACGATCAGCAATCAATTCATAAGTTTCAGTATACTGATTCCATTTAAACCCAACATCAACTCCAATAGCAATATCAACTTCCATAGTAGGATGTTTTTCTGCATGAGATGGATTTAAAATTACCAATTCAACTACCTTTGTCCCTTTAAAAGGAACATTTACTCTTTCACCAAGACGTTCTAGTGCTTCAATTAAAGCATCACGATCTTTGATCTTGGTTTTAATTGTGCTAAAATGTGACATTTCCAGTATCAGTAGTATTAATTGTTATGTCTTTAGTTAAATCAAGTTCCTGATTATAATAATCAGAAGTATAAACTCTATTTTCTAAATCACCAAGTTTGATTTCTATATCCTCAGTCATTTTAAGACATACATCACCAGGAACATTAAAAACTTCCTCAGTAACATTACCATCTTGACGAATGGTATATTTGATAGTTTCTTTTTTCATTTTAAAAATTTTTAGGGTGTGTAGTTACATCGCCATGTATTTCAGCGATATCATCTATATGAGCATGATCAACATGTTCAATTTGTTCAATGTGTCCATGATCAATATTTATATGAAGAGGACCATCCTCAAGACTTGAGGATATTCTCTCAAGACTATCAGCAATTCTTTCCAATAAATCGACCATTACAACATTTTCAGAATCAAAATCCATAATTAAAACATTTTTATATATTATACCACTAATTCTACAAATTCGCCAAGTATCTTTTTATTCATCTTCTTACCATTAAGAGATTTCTTAAAGGCAGTTCTAATTTGTGCTTTAGTAGCATCTTCATTAACTTCAAAATCTATTTCATTATCCAAAGCAGATGATGATAATCCAAAGTAAGTATGATAACCAGAATTCTTGATAGAACAAGACTTATTCTTCTTCCAATCCCTAATCAGTTTCTCATACTTATCTCCATAAGATCCTGCATATCTTCGTATGAATGAACCACCTTCTCTCTGAGAAACAACACGAATACCAATAAAATTAACATCAGAAAACTTATCCCTAAGATTCTGAAGATATACATCAGTCTGTGCATACCAATCACCCCTAAATGCATATGTTCTTCCAGTCTTACGACATCTTAGAAAAGTACCATAATTGATAGCAGCAGTACGTAAGTATGGTTCATCCTCCCAATTACGTTGAACCTGCTTATGATATCTCAATGGAGATCCTTCACCATCTGTAAGAATAACACACTGGACTTTCTCAACCTTATTCTCTTCTCTAAACTTAGGAAGTATTTCATGAAGAGCAATCATTGTCTCATTCAATGGAGTTCCAGAAAGATTCAATCCTAATGGAAGATCATAACAACAATTATAACGATCCTCATGAAGCATTGCAATTCTAAATATATTTTTCATTTGCTGCTCAAGTTCTTTACCTCTTACTTTACTAGTAAAAAAGTTCATTAAAGAGAAATGATCTTCAACATGAGCAACACCTTCCTTTGCTTCATATGCTGGCATTCTTGCTATTGCTGGTGTTCCATCAGAAAGATAAGTCTGAAGAGGATAGCAATTAGTAAAAGCATAAACATCAAATGGGATATTCACTTTCTTACAAAACCACAATAGGTTATACAATTGCTTCAAAGTATCAAGTAATACTGGGCCCATTGATCCAGACCAATCAAGAATGAATATTAAACCATGATTCTTACCTTCAGGCAATACTGTTATTTTCTTAAAAAGATCTTCATTAAATTGATAAGTATGAAGTTTTGCTGTATCTAAAACTCCAGTTTTACTAGTAGCAGCACGAGCATAAGCACTAGCAGATTTCTTACACTCAAACTCTTTAACTAAGTAATTAACTTCTTTCTGTGCATTTCTCTTAAATTTTATATACTCTTGATCTGCATATTCGAACCTATTTACTGGAATAAGTCTAGAATCACCATAAAGTTCCATTCTCTTACGATATTCTTCATCACTTGCTGGTGACCATGCTAATTCGCACTTCTCATGTATCTCAGCATTGGGAACAATAACTCTATCTAATCTTAGTTTAGGTAATTCAAAATACTGTGTTTCATGAACCTGATTAGTATTTGTAAGATCCTTAAGTGCATCTTCTAATGCTTCTACAGTCTTAAGATCTAAATCACTATTCCTCTTACCTGGCTGAGATTGTGGTAATTGATCACTATCTGATTCTTCTGGTTCACCTTTACTTACTGGTTGATTTTTCACTTCAAATGAATCATCATCATTCTGCTCATCAGAATCTTCGGAGTCTTGACCACTTTGTGGTTGTGGTTGGAAATCTGGATCCTCTTCCCCACCTTCTGAATCTGGAGATACTTGCTCTGTTGCTTCCTGATTTGCCTGTTTACAATAATCATAAAGAACTTTAGATGCATTAAGAACCTCATCAAATGTCTGACATGAATCTACTACCTTGACAATCTCCTTCTCAGCATCTGAAAAAGGTATGTCAACGAAATTACCAATCTTGAAATGTAGATTAATCCTATCAGCAAGAATAAGAGAATCAAGATCTTCATCAACAACATTAAAGAAATCATCATCATTCAGTTCCTCATAACCGTGGTAGAAAGATTTTGCAAGTCCTGCATACTTGCGTTTCATCAATTTTTCTATTCTAACATCTTCTACGATATTTACAAACTGTGGTGGTATTTTAACCTCAGTATACCAGTTTCTGTCTGGTGTGAATAATGCATGTCCCACCTCATGTCCAACCAACATATCATATACAACATTACTTGCCTTATCCCATAAAGGTAAGGTTAAGACACGAGTACCAACATTAAACTGTGCTGTTTCTACTTGCTTATGCTCTACTATAAGGTCTTCAGTAGCAAGGAGTTTTGCAAGTTGGGATTTAATTTCGTGCTGTAATGTCATCTGTCATTTGTGTCCGATATACCTATTATACTAAAAAACCTCCCTTTGGGGGAGGTAAGTAGACGGTTTATCAACTGTCTACGCTTTGCCTTTGCTTGTCGCAGCATTTGGGGCTTTAGGTGCCTTTTTTGTTCTTTCTTCGAGTGATGCTGCCAATTTGGAACTTTCATCGAGTTTCTCCAGTGCATTCAGGACTTCAGGGGTTTCATCCCACGACCACTCTTGAGAGTGTTTAGGATTCTTCTTTTCTACTGTATAAGTCTTTGAAGTCATACGATCCCTGCGTTGGAGTATTTATTGTATCAGATCTCAAATCCAATGTCAAGCAACTAGTTTACTGAATCCCTTTACCTTATCAAATTTAATAACTCTATCAAAGTTATCAATAAGATCTTCCGTCTTGTGAGAAATCACAAAAACATTAGAGTCACTAACAATATACTTTACAATTTTAGTAAAATATTCTGTTCCAAATCCATCAAGAGAACTATCAAATATCTCATCAAGAATTAGTAAATTTGTATTAGCAGAATTTTTCATTCGTGCAATTTCTCTCCATGTGAAAAGAAGTGCAAGGTCAATCCTCATCTTCTCTCCTTCAGAAAATGACTCATAACAAAATTTATCATGTATAGGAGATTTTACAGTTTCTTTAAATTCTTCATCTAAAGAAAAATTGATATAAAAATCCATCAACTGCAGATACTTATTAATCTGCTGATTCATTAATGGTAAATATCGTTTAATAATCTTAGACTTAACACCATTATCTTTCATCAAAGCATGAGAAAATTCATTATAAACATTTCTTTCACTCTCATCTGCTTGATTCCTTTCAAGTCCTTCCCTTTCACCTATTAATTTTTCTAACGCATGTCTTTCAGTAGTTCTACTTTCTCGTTGTTCTCTAATTCTTTGAATTTCTTGTTCAATGTCTCTGGTCTGATTTTGAAGTCCAGAAATCCTTGTGCTTGTTTTAGAAATTTCATGCGTTAGTTTGGATGCCTCCTTTGTAAACTCCTTGAATTGGTTTTCTCTTTCCTCTTCAAGTCTGATAGCTTCCTCTAATTCCTTGTAACCTTGTTCAAGTTCTTTGGCTTTAGATTTAGCATCATTAATTTTATCTATACGAAATGATTCCTCGATAGATTGAGTGCAAGTAGGGCAAACCGTGTTATCTGTGAAAAACTTATGCTCTTCAGTAATCGTTGATACCTTCTGAGATAATTTACCTCTTAAGTTTCCTAACTTTCTTAACTTTTTGTTAGAACCCGAAAACATTTCTATATCTTTATTAATCACACCCAACTCATCACTCATCTCTTGCAACTCCCCTTCATATGCATTAATCTCTCCATTCATTTCGTTTAGTTTCTTTTTCTTTTCACTTATATCTTTCTTTCCAGTTGCTTCTATTTCTTCAATAAAATTCTTTTGCATATCTATTTTCTCTTCTAAGAGATCATTTCTAATAGAAAGTTCTCTCAATCTTTCATTAGTTCCTCTAATTCTTTCTCTAAGAATTAATCCCATTACAGAAAATATCTTAATATCTAAAAGATCTTCAATAACTTCCCTACGGTTAGGTGCAGACAATTGCATAAAAGGAACGAATGATGCACTACCCAATACAACAATTTGAGTAAATGATTTATAATTTAATTTTAATACCTGTTCCTCTAACCATTTCTGTTGATCAGTTGCTGCTGCTTTTTGATCAAGAACAGTTCCATTTTTATGAATCTCAAAAATATTTGGTTTTATACCTCGTACTACTTTCCAATCTATTTTACCAATAGAAAAATCTATTTCAACAACACAATCCTTTTCATTAACACTATTGATTAATTGACCTTTACTTATCTTACGAAAAGGTTTATTGAAAAGTGTAAATGTAAGTGCATCCAATACAGTGCTCTTACCAGCACCATTACTTCCAATAATTAAACTGGTTTTTGCTTCAGATAAATCAATCTCCGTAAATTGGTTGCCAGTAGAAAGAAAATTACGCCATCTTATCTTTTTGAATGTAATCATACTGTGGTGGAGGAATCACAAAATCATCTTCGGAGATGATAACATACCTATAATTATACATGTTACATGTGTTTATTGCAAGCTCATCAGGAACTTCAACAACAACCATTGGTGGATGATCGTCTGCCTCTAATAATCCAGCATATCTTTCTGCATCATCCTCTTCTTCAAAAAGATATAGTGCTCTATATCCATCTTCATCCATTACAGCATATGCACCTTCATCTTCTTTTTCTGCTATACTTAGGATGAACATTACTCGACCTCACAAGCCTCTCTATAGACATCTTTCATAATATTTTTTACAATTTCTTTATCCAAATCAAAATCAGAGTCTTCAATATATTTATTAAGTAAAGTTAATGTATCGGCACATTCATCGGTGGAAAACTCTACTTCTTCATCATCAATATTAAAATTCTCAACTATTTTAAGATCACTACACCCTGCTTTATCAATTTTATCAATATACTTATCAAACTCTAACTGACTAGATTTTTTACGAACAATAACCTTTACTATCTTATCCTTTAAATGTCTTGCATCAAAAAGTCTATAATTATCGTCCTCATAATATAATTTTTCAAAAATAACATATGGATTCTGAATAAATTCTAATTCATAAGTTTCAGTATCAAATATATGAAATCCTCTTCTATCACCAGCATCATTCCAATACATTTGATAAGGGTTTCCTAAGTAGAATACTTTCCCATCATTAGATCTAGTATGATAATGACCAGAAAATACTACGTCAAATTTTTTAAAATCAGATACATCTAATCCACTAGATGCATGAGTCATTACTTGACCAGGAAATAATGCAAAACCATTTAATTCTAAATGACCAAATACTGATCTACATTTAGATTTTTTAATTACTTCTACAGTTTCCTCATAATTATCCTGACATATCCAAGGAAGAAGTAATGTTTTAAATCCTTCTATATCAATTTCAGTAGGTCCAGAATATCTAACAATATTATTATAAGATGCCAATAGAGAATCTACTGCATTTACTTCATTTGTATTCTTATAATAAACATCATGATTACCAACTATAGTATGCACCTTTGTCTTTAACTTTTTAAACTTATCATATACATGTTCCTTTGCCCAATCTAATGCCCAAAAATCAATGCTCTTACGATTATCAAATGAGTCTCCAAGATGAATTACATTCTTAATTTTCCTCTCCTTTATAGTTGGAAAGAAAATGTCATCATAAAACTTCTGAAAGTAATCATGAAAAACTTTACTCCCTTTACGGGCCCCATAGTGGGTGTCAGTTATTAAAGCAATTTTCATGAATACAATTTAGATTGTATATTTTCCTTAATTGTATTATAATCAGAAGCATCATAATGTCCATCTGCAGTAAAGACTTCATCAAAACCAGACCTTTCGATTATTTTAGATCTTATGTCCATTTGACGTTTCTCTTTTTGTATTCTACGAAGAAATGCATAATGAATAATTTGAGTAAAATAAGCAAATGGATTAGATGATTTTGCTGGATCAAAATTTTTAATATATTGAACACAATTTTCAATGCCATCACAAATCATGTCCTCACGGAACATATAATTGACAAAGTTTGGTTTGTAAGATAGATGTGTTGCTATCTTAAGAAAACATTCCCCAAGATAATTCGTAATACGAGGTCTTGGTTCACCTTTCTCTTCTGCTTCTATACACTTTTTTCTGTAGATAACAATAGCTTCTAAAAACTCTTTGTTATTTACATAATGTTCTGATTTGCGTTTTCCTCTAGGCATTTCATGCTAATCCTCTGACTAACTGTAAACATATTATAACACAAAAATCAAAGACTTGACAAGTCTGTAAAATATATGTAGAATAACTCTGTCAGGGTTGATAAGAGATATACTACTTAGATTTATATAGCTTCTCAAAAGATACTCTAGCATCTGCTATAGAAGATAAGAAACCCATATTAGGATTTAAATTAGATTGATTTGATCCTCTTTCTCTATCTTTTAAGTATCTTTCATAAACACCTATAAGTTCTTTATCATGAACTTCTATAATAGTAATTACTCTATCCATATTAATAGCAATTATATTTTCTGTGCTTATTTTTAACCAAGGCATTACTCTAATGGCACCTCCATTAGAATTTTTAAGCATAATAGTTTCAAAAGTTACTGGCGAGTCGAGAATTAAAACAATTCTATCCTCTTCTTCACATGGAGAAACTTTTGAGAGTATTTCTTCTCCTGTTATTAACTTTATTACTGCGTAGAATTCTTCTTTCTTTTTATCCATTATTCTTAAGACTAACTTGAACTATTTCATAATTAAATTTTTCTTCGTTGTAGATTTTGATTCTTTCTATTAAATGATTGAGTGTATAATTTTTTTGACTTTTATATGATATATCATCAGCAATATCATATAAAACTGCTTTTGTTTTATTGTCTCCTTTTCTCAAAACTCGTCCAATAGATTGAAGGTTTCTAATTCTTGACTTAGAGGGAGAAGAAAAAATGACGTTATGAAGATTTTTAATGTTAATTCCTGTGGAGAAAGTTCCATATGATGCAACAATAATAGCGTTTCTTTCTTTTTCTGTGATCTCTCTTACTTCCTCCCTTTCTTCTGTCTCTACACCACCGTGAACGAAAAATACTTTACGTTCATCACCAACTGATGTATTTATAGAATTAAATAAAATTTCACCATGTGCTTCTACTCTACTGAATAGAACAAGAGTATTTCCTTTCAAGTCTAGAACTAGATTTTTAATAAAATTATTTCGTTTTGGATGACCTATAATATATTGTAACTCTTCTTCATAAGTCTCAAATTTTTGAGCATCGTGTTTCAATAATAGAATACGAATCTGAAGTTTTGATAGATGACCTTTATCAATAAGTTCTTTTGTTTGAGTTACCTTGTATGATGGACCAAATAATCCTTCTAATACCCATTTATGCGTCTGTGAACCGTCTAAAGTTCCAGTAAACCCATATCTATATTTCGCACCATCCATCTTTGTCATGATGCTTACAAGAGATTTTGACTTAAACAAATGAGCCTCATCTCCAATCGCAACATCAAAGTCTTTAAAGAATGGTCTTTTTAATTTGTAGATAGATTGCCAAGTAGTAATAGTAACAGGAAATTCATTAGTCTTTTCCTTTCCTGAATATATTCTATGACAGTAATCTTCTGCATTCCAACCATAATCCTCAAAATCTTTAAACATCTGTTCTACTAATGATGTAGTAGGAACAACTAATAATACTTTCTTTTTAGTCTCTACAAAATATCTTACTACAGCATATATCATTAATGATTTACCTGATGCAGTAGGTGATATTAAAAGTTTTCTGTTATATCTTAATGCATCATATACAGCATCTACCTGATAGTTTCTTGGTTTATGTCTTGATATCTTAGTCATATAAGACTTAACACCTTCTCTACTTACTATTGCATTCTCTTCAAATGGTGTTCCATAATGTTTATTATTTTCAAATTCTATTGTATATTCTGATTTTCTTGCCCAATTAACAATCTTATCTACTAGTCCACCATAAATTTCTCCAGTAGCAGGAGAAAATAAACGAATCTTACCATCCCAATACTTATTACGATATTGGGGCATGAACTTTGCACCAGGAACATCAAATGTAAATAAATCTGATAATTCTTGATTAATATGTGGTTCTGCTTTAACAGTCACATATACTTCATTCTTTTTTCGGATGGTAATATCAGTCACTGTATCCTCTAATAAATTGCTGCCACTCAATCGCATTCTTAATTTGATAAGTTCGATTGTTTATATTTTTCAAAATACTATCTAGATAGGTAATCATTACTTGGTAATAATCTATCTTAGATAATTGTTTTATTAAATCCTCGTCTGCATCCATATACTTATCTACATCTGTTCTTAAAACCTTATGATCAAAAGGTTTCTCAACATAGACTTCGGGATCTGCTTTACCAGAGTAATATTGCCACTTCTCTTTTTTAAGTACTTTGAATTTATTCTCCTCTGCTTTTTTAAGAAGAAGTATTCGGTTTAAGATCCTATAATATTTTGCATGTAGTGCTGGAATATTGGTAGACTCAGTATGTAAATTATCTGGGTCTAACTTCGAATCCTCACTCCATAACGACTGAATTTCATCAAGATTCATAAAAAATTACATCACTTCTATATCATATATAGAGTACTTAAAAGTAGCGTCGGCCACAACATAATCTATATCTCCTGTAGTTGCATCAAAGTTAATAGTTGATAATGAAACTGGAAATACATCTTTAAAATGAACTTTTGCAATTTGATTAAATGAACTATTATATATGAAAAGAGAAGCATCAGAATATTCATTTAATGGATTATTTCCCAAAGGATCTGGTGTGTATATATCATTCTTTTTCAAATCAATATGTTCTTGAATACTTTCAGGATATCCTAATCCTCTTAACCAATTATGAACTTCCAAATAATTTTCTAAATTTTCATCAACAAAGAAACTCAAAGTAAAATCTTCATAAGTTAATTTATCACCTGCCACTGCAATATCTTTTAGATAATTTGGTTGCAAAGCAAATCCTAAATTAATTCCAGGAATTGAAGCAGAATTAGAAAAGAAATCTGCTTTTGGAACTTTTGTAATTACAAATTTAAATCCTACTGGTGATAAGTAGTTCCTATTTTCAATTTGATTTGCCCAAGGTTTTGCCATTAGTTCAAACAGGTCTCCATTTAGTTATTTAGATAAAAAAAAGACCCCTCGAAGAGGAGTCTTTTGAGATAAAGGAAATATATCCTTTCTTTTTACATAAGGTTAGTAACCTTAACACGTCTGTAGTAGGCGTTTTGGTTAACATTAAGTCCACCAAGACCTTGTGTTGTGCCTTCTGCAAATGGGTTGGAAACAAGACCATAACGAGTCTTAAATCCAATTTTTGGTTGGAAGGTATCCTGACCAACTGCACGAACCATCTGTAGAGGAACGTATGGGCAATAGAACAGACCTGCATCATAAGGAGATGAACCCTTATAACCTGCAACGTAGTACTGATTAGCAGAAACGTTTGCTGAATATGGGTCGATGTATACACGGAACTTACCAGCAAGAACACCAGCAAATGTATTACCTGTGTCATCAACGTTCAAGTTAGCGTTGAGTGCTGGAGTGTAATCAAGAACACCAGCCATGGTTAGGGCACTAGCGACATCTGCAGAGCAGAGGATCATGTTACCCTTCCCTCTACGAGTTTCCTGTGCGATAGCGTTGGCATCTCTTTCAATCTGGAAGATCAATCCCTTGAACTTCTCAACTGACCATCTACCATTTGAATCTGTATCTAGATCAAAAACACTAGCAGTTGCTGTATTTGCTTGAGCACCAGGTTTAGCAACCTTATAGATTGTTCTGATAACTTCACGGTTAATTTCAGCAAGGATCTCTGTAGAGAGAATATTTGCTAATTCCGCTTCAGCATTCAATCCGTGGATTGCCTTAAGGTCTTGAGCAAGCTCTAGTGAGTACTCTGCCTTTAACGCACGAGATTTCGCAGTAACTGTTACTTTCTCAATGCTGAATGCCATCTCGTTGAAGGCATTATTAGTGCTGTCGCCCATTGCTTCAGCATCACCTGTGGTCATACCTTGACCAACATCGTATGTTAGGGATGATGCAGCACCAACTGGGTTAAGTAGACCTGGGTTAGTACCTTCTTGAGTAACAGTACCTAAACCAGATGCAGCATCAGTAAATCCTGCTGTATTTTCATCAGAACCACCAGGTTGAGATGAGAATGCTGTGTCTGCTTCGTTGAAGAATGCTTCGGTTCCAGCCTGGTTAGTATAGCGTGATCTCATTGCGAAGATCAAACCAGTAGGACCATTCATTGGTTGAACACCTGCTAGGTCATATGCGACCAAGTTAGGCATTGAACGACGAATAAGACTGATTAGAACGGGGTCGAAACCTGCGGTTGGACCACCTGCAGCAGAGTCAGCACCGAAACCACCAGTACCAGCATCGTTGGTAGGTGCAGCTTCATATAAGAATTGCTTCTGCTCGTTTAAAAATTTTTCTTGGTTCTCCAGAAGAACTGCGGTAACCATTCTACGATGAGAATCTTCGATTTTCTCGGATCCTTCGTGATTTAGAATTGGTGCCCATTTCTCCTGCAGTTGTTCAGCATTGAACATTTGCATTTGATTTTACCTCTTTTAATTAAAAAGTGTTTTGGGTTTATTAATTTATGATATAAAACTTACTTCGAGAATCTCTGAAGTGCTGTTAGGTAATTTGCCATATGGCCAGAAACCTCTTTAGGATCTGCACTACCTTCTGTTAAAACTTCAGAATTGTCTCTCTGAGCACTAGGTGCAGTTGATGGGAAATAAGATTCTCTCAACGTTACTAGTTTCTCACGGTAGTCTGCTTCACTTTCAAACTCAACACTTTCAGCAAGGGAAGCAAGCTTCTCTTTCTGAGTAACTGCAAGACCTTCTGCAATTTCACTAAGGATTCCATCTGATGTAGATTCTGCTAGTCTCTTGTTTAGAGCAACGTTCTTATCGATTTGCTCATTGAGTTTTGACTCCATTTCATCAAGTTTATTTACCATGCTCTCAAGTACATCGTATTTATCGTCAGGGATTGATACATAATGTTCTTCAAAAAGACTCTTCATGCCATTCATGAAGGACTCAGACAATTCTGCCTTAAGACCAGTATCAACGGCAAGTTGGTTCTCTTGTAGCCATTCTTCAGCTACATATTCCAAATATGAATCAACTCTTTCTTTAAGATCAGTTTTAGTTGACTCAAGTTCTTCTTCGAGTTTTTCAGCATTTGCTTTTTCTAAGTCTTCTTTAATTGCTGCAACTTTAGAATTAATTGCTGCCTCAAAGATAGTCTTTGCTTTTGCTTGGAACTCTTCAGAAAGTTCTTCTCCTTGTAGAAGTGCTTCAACATCTTCTTCGATGTTAAGTTCTTCAGGATCTTCTTTAGATGATTCTGCAACTACTTCCTCTTCTGTTGCAGGTTCTTCAGTAATTGCATCTTCAACCTTTTTCTTAAGATCGTCTTCTGCAACTACTTCTTCTTCCTTAATAGGCTCTTCTGCAACGACTTCTTGGTCTGCTTTGACCTCGACTTCATCGCCAGAGTTTAAACTTGTTCCTGGTTGGACATCTCCAGATTTAACACCAGATTTTGCACCCTTGTTAACTACATCCTTAACTTGCTTAAGGGTAGCACCAGGTGTTTTTAACTTAGCAGAGTCGTCATCGACTTTGTAGTTTTCTGGAGTAGGACCACCTAAGTCTTCCCATGAACCGCTATTACCTGGAGTAACTGTACCAGAAGCATTACTTCCTGCTTTAGGAAGTGCTTTGTTTCCAGCATCTGCACCAGCAGTAACGGCATTGGATTCCTTAACGTCTACTTCCATTTCTTGTAATTTGTTTCCACGGGACATTTTAATTCTCTCCGAATAACCTATTTTGGTAATTTTACTATATTTATTTATATATTAAAGATTTGTCAAAAAATCATTGAATAATTGGAGTTTGTGCTCCTCAAGTTTTCTTTGACTCACTAGCGTATTAATACGCTTCTTTGTTTGGGTTGCGATCTGTTCACGAAGTGTGCCTCCGTCCCAAACCCATTCCTTTCCTTCCATGATTCCAGATACAAAAGCATCAGGAGCAGAAGGATCAGCAACGATATCAGCAGCAGTTGCTAACATGAAGTCTTCACCAACACAATTAACTCCTTCGTTGTTCATTTTTAATGAACCAACACCACGAGAAGAAACACCAAGAGTTACACCTTCATCTAAAAGTGATGATGCAATCTTACCCATAGGTGTTCCAAGAATTTGTGCCTTTCCTTTAAAATTATTTCCCTCTTGAACAAGAGAAGTAATTTTATGAGAAACACGATCAAGATTTACAGTAGGGCCATCAGGATGTCCCAACTCACCTAAAGCACGACCTTTTTGGACAAATGCTTCATTATATCTTCCAACTTCACGAGCAAGAGTATTTACTGGATACATTCTACCATTACGGTTTTTAATATCACCTTGAAGGAAAACTCCTTCAATATACAATTTTTTATTAGCACCTTTACCTTCAGTGATAAATTTAACTTGTGATACTTCTTCTGTAATTAATTTCATTTTCTTAATTGGTTAATCCTACTTTTGCTCCCTTTACTCCAGCATTTGCTGCAAAAACACAATGAGTATAGTTCTTCTCAAGTGTCTCTACTGCATTAGCTGGAAGTGTAAAGGAACCCTTTACGGTTCCACTTTGAGTTTCTACTACAGTTACTAAGTGAGCACTAGAATCAGTATTGACTAAACGAACAGCTGATGCTTCACTAAAACTAGTGGCAGTTCCAGTAGTTGTAGGACATGCTGCTTCTGCACCTAAAATCAAAGTCCTTGACATTATACTCAGATATACTTAACTATGAGTTATTTATCATAATCCGTGTCTTGCTTTCTCATGGTTCCAATGTTGGGCAACTTCGGATGCTGTTAATGCTTTATCAACATAAACTCTAACTATCGAAGCACTAATATTTGCATACGTAGAACTCCAACTAGATGCTTGTTTACGATTCCCAATAGTAAAATCTCCAGTCTGATTCATTTCACCAGAAGCTCCACTAAAATCACTTATGTCTCCAGTGTCTTCTAATACATTATTCATATACAATTTAAAACCATCACTGATACTGGTATTAAAATCAGCAGTCACAACCATATGTTTCCATACACCTGTAGGAAAGTTAGCATCATCTGCAACCATTTCACTAGCACCTGAAGTTCCATTCTCTCTTTGAATAAGAGTTGAATATGGTTTATAAGTATTATTCCAACCCATCACAGCATACGATTGGACTCCAGTTCCAGTCCAAGAACTTACTGCTCTATCTTTGGCCAATATTTTAGTCCAAGGTTCACTATTGAGTGATATGGCTTTTACCCATATTTCAAAAGTAAAGTTTTTATCCGTTAATAGTTGAGTGCTATTGTGTGGACAGAAGAATGCATCATCCGTACCATCGAAGGTAAATATTCCCCCATTAGTATCTGGATCGTGAGTAGGAGCACCTTGTTTCTGAAAGTCGTTATTATTAGTTGTTAAGTCCTTCCAAAGAGTTGTTTGATCTCCATAAGATTCTGCATTACCAGCATCCAAATGAAACATTAAATTATCAGTTATAACACCACCAGCACCACTAGCAAGTGTTACAATATCCAACATTTCACTGTATCCAATTGCAGCAGCCTTTAAATTTGCACCACCTTCTAAAGTATCTGTAAATGATTTTTGACAATATATGACTTTATCTGCAGGAACAGAATAAGTTCCAATAACTATTCCAGCAGCATCCTTTCTAGTAAGAGTTACAGCAGAAGAATCACTGTTATAAATTCTTACTACTGGAGCCTTACCTACATTTGTAGCAGATCCCAAATTTGTCTCGGCAGATAATACTTTCATTATTCCTCGGATTCTGTTTCAGCACCATCATCTGTTTCTACTTCTATTTCTGTTTCTGTTTCTACTTCTGGTTGATCGTCAAATAATTTTGCAGCAACATCTGGTTTTGTTGCATCTATTTTTTCTGCACTTTTAGCAAATAAAATTTCTTTTATTTTATCACTCACATCAGAAGCAGACGCTCCTTTATCAAGCATTGTGTTCATTAATTCATCCATTTTAATAAAAAATAACTACTGTGGATATTTATATCTCGCCACCTTTCGGCATTTGAGTTGTTGATTGATCTTCTAAACTTCCTTCTGGAGCAGTTCCCATCATATCATACCCTGCTAATGCTTGATCAGCTGGCATTCCTGTTGCTGGATCAACTGGCATATTTGGATCAGGTATAATACCATCCTCAATTTCTTTTGCCATTTGCTCATCCATTTCCTTCATTTCTGTTTCAGTTTGTTTTAGAACTTTTGTTCTTACATATTGAGCAGAGAAATATTTACCCATGTATGGTTCCATAGAAGCAATTACACCTAATTGCTCTTGAAGTAATTCATTCTCTTTAAGATCGGAGAAATGATTATCATATAAAAAGTCATATTGAATATGATCTTCTAAAGAATCCCAATCTTCTGGAGTAATTACATTCTTAAGAATTAACTGAGTCTTTAGCATATCATTAAAGATGCCAGAAAATCTCTTACGAAGTCTACCAACAAACTTGGTAAACTTAAGTTCATCTCTTAAGATCTCTGATGATCTACCTAGATTAAATCCACCTTGACTGTCAAGTCTACTTGATGGAACATTTAATGACTTATAAAGTTTAGTTTGGAAATATTCAATATCAGTAAGTTCTCCAAGGTTTTGTCCACCAGGAAGTGTAGTGATTTCAGCATTATAAACCAGTTTATTTCTATAACGGTTCATAACATCACGCAGATATTGCTCTGCTTTAATCTTAGGAAGATTTCCTACATCAATGTAGAATATTCTTCTTTCTGGAGCACGAGATAGTCTGTAAATAACAAGACTATCCTCAACCATTCTTAATTGGTTAAGTGCTTTGATTGCTTTATGTAAGTATGATAAAACTGTTTGCTTATTACGATCTACAAGTCCTGAAGTGACAAATGTAATTGCATCTTTTGCTATTTTTACTGCACCTTTTTGATCCTTTGTTGGCATTATACCAGATCCCTTATTTGTAGCACTATTCGGATCATACAAATAGTACTCATTGATTTTTGGTGCATCATAATTAGTAACATCACCACTATTTTTACTTACATCAAAAGGTGACATTCTATTTGATCCTGTCTTTTCTACTTGACGAATTAATCTTATTTTTAATGGATCGATAAATCTGACTTGTTGGATTCCTTCTTGAGGTTTCTTTAAATCAATTACTTTATGATAAAAAATTCTTCCATCAATATACCAGGTGCGAAAAATTTCATGACACTTCTTATCAAAGTTCATGAGTTGTTTGATATATTTAAATTCTTGCCTAATTATATCTTTTAATTTATCAGATGCAGGTAAATTTGATAATTCAACTTCCACAGGAGAATCATCTAAATCAGAAACGATAGCTTCATTTACTACATCTTCAATAGCACTATCGCATTCTGGATGCAAACACATCTCACGATATCTACGAACTAAATCTTGTTCGCTTTTATATACGCCTTCTATATCTACGTATTGTCCGTAAAAACCACTAGACACATAAAAATCTGACTTATCCTCATCACTAGGAGCTATTGGTGAAATAACTCCTTTAGATTTGGTTTCGTCAGAACTTGGTAACTTAAATCCAAACAGTTTTGCCATTGTATAAACTTTTTCCTACTATTATAGCACTATTTATGAATTTGTGCCAAGTTGGGTTGATCCATCAGGATTTAGTGCATCCCACCACTGAACTTGTAGATCTACACTAAATTCTTCAATTGCATCAGAACTATCATATGATAGAGCAATATCGGAAACATTAGTTGGAAATACACTATAAAATCTATACTGTTTTAGAACAGGAACTTGTGCAGCACTATTTGGTGCGACACCAGAAAGAGAAGATCTACCCAATTGTCTAACAACAACATCTCTTTGATAATCAATAGAATTGGTTAATCCAGAATTATCTTCATGTTTATTGATAAGATTCATCCATCTTTCAAATGCAGTTCTAATTGTGAAATCTACATCATTGATAATTGTTACTGACCAAGGATCAAATGTTCTATCTCCAGCAATTTTTAAATTCCTTCCTCTAAAAGGAATATTAATTGGAGTAATATTTGATGCAGGTAATGCTGCTGCTTTAACAAGAAATCTTGCTTTATCAGTAATTTCATCTACAGTTGTTGTAGATGGAATTGCGTCTGAGGGAAAATTTAGTTCACATTCAAATAAATTAGGTCTTGCACCACCCCCAATCATACGACCCTTGAATGCCTCAAGGGTTCTATCTCTTGTATTTGGAATGTTTAGGTTTGCCATTAATTTGTGCCTCTATTTGATTTAATTAAACGTTTCCAACAACTTCTTCAAAACTTACTCCTGTGCGAGTAGCAACAAAGGAAAGTCCGATAAAGTTAATAGACCTATTTGGTTTGACAAAGATGTCAGCCCTAAATTGATTTGAATCAATTATATCTGGTGTGTTATTTGTTTCATCACAAATAACAACATAATCAGTAACACCTCGTTTCGCCTTAACATCACGAAGATAAGGATCAACAATATTCAAGAAACTAGATCTTGTAATAACATCGTTGAATTCAAATAATTGATCTTTTGCTGCCCTTTCTATTGTTGATTCAATAGTCAAGAATAAACGACGAACATTTATTCTATCAAAAGCAGAAGCATATCCCAGTCCTGTCTTATCACCGAATAGGACAATACCTTGTCCAGGAGAAGCAATAACTGGATTTATTCTCTTAGGATAAATCGCATCCCTTTGTGCTTTAGATGGATTATATGCTAATTTAATAGCACCATTAATTGCACCTCTTGCTGCACCAGCTGGTGAGAACCAAGAATACTGATTAATAGAAGTTCTTGCCATCAATCCTGCAATATCAGCATTGAGAGGAATATATCTGAACTTATTATTAAATCTATCAAAAGCATATTTGTAACCAGAATCAAATACTGCATAAGATGAAGATGGTAAAGGATCAAAGAAATCTATAATATTATCAGTTTGTGTATCAGAATCTGCTATGCTTACAACATCTCCTCTATGAGGTGAAATACATGCAACACAATCCTTTCTTTGCTCTGCAATAGCAATTAACTTTCTTGCCTTTGCGGAAGACTCATCTCTAGTTGATCCACCAGATGGACCTTGAATTAAGAAATCAATATCATATTCTGCTTGATTCTTAAATTGATCATATGCACTAACAATATTTGCAAGATTTGCACCGTATCCACCACTAGCAGAATAATCTTGTCCTTCCGTTAAATTGTAAACAGTTGCACCAACTCCAGAAAATGTTCTTCCCTGAACAACACTTCCCCAATTTCCAACTCCTGCTAATGTAAATCCAACAGTATTGCTAGTTTGAACTAAACCAGTTGAATTTTCATTATCAACTTCTGCAGCACCAGCATAAATGTATTGAGATTTATTTGCAATAGAATCTCTATAGTAAATATTCTCTGCTGGAGATATTTTACCATCAGATGCTTTTGATAGATTCAAAAACTTCTCAATAATATTTCCTGCAGTTCCAGTTACTGTTCCTTTATCATCAACAACAACTACATGCATTTCATCATTTTTTCCACTTCTTTCTTTTGCATACTCTGAAGTTGCTGGTTTTTCTGCTATAGATTTCCAATAAACAGTTGCATTATCCAATCCCAAAGTTTGTTGATCATACCAATCAACTACAGATGATGGATTAGTTTTACCATCAGCAATAAACCCTGTATTATGTGCAGCACCAGATCCACTTGTATTAACAACTGTTATATCCTCAGTAGAAATAAATGCTGTATTTCCACCTTTGGAATATTCTACTGAAGTAGAAACCCAATCGGATCCAGTTATATCAACTGTATCAGTTATCTTAACATGAATTTCACTCTTTCCTGCCTCTGAACTAACACCAACAATAACTCCTCTTAAGAATCCAGTTGCATCTGAAGTTACTCCATCACCAATTTCTTTCCTTGTTTCCAAAGATTGTGTTACACCCAAACCAACTAATCCTGGACCTACTTGAGTTGCTCCAATACTAATAATTTGATCTGCTTTTGCATCAACTGTGCATACCTTTAAGTTATTTGCCCATGATCCTGGATGTTTAGCAGCATATAACCAAGTAGTAGGTGTTACTTGATTGTCATTGTAATCTTCATATGATTTAATTTTTAAATCTTTTTGTCCATTTGTTACACCATCAATATTAAATACAACGTTATTTGCAGTGCCACCACCCCAAAGTCCAGAAGTATCAGCAACTACAGTTACCGTCTGGTTATCTGTCATATTTTTACCAATTGTTGTTATTGCAACAGTTGGTGATCCTGCAGTAGTTACTATTCCTATTTGGAATCCAGTACCAGAATCTGCATCAGTATAATAATATGTTCCTGCGGTTCTAATTGTTGTTGCACCTAGAGATACTATCCCATCAACACCAACTGGTTGTCCTTTATTAACCGAAACGTTTGCACTTTTCAGGTTTGTATTATCTGCTCTAACAACCCTAAGAACACCACCATACGAAAGATATGATGATGCACTCATCCAATACTCAAATTGGTTGTTATCTGTTTGTGGTTCCCCAAAAGTTGCAAGAAGATCTTGTTCAGTTTCAATCAAAGTTGGAACTTCGACTGGACCTCTCTCAAAGGGACCAGCAATAGCACCCACCTGTTCATTAGCTCCACTAATGTTCCCAATAGTTAAGTCAACTTCCCTTACTTTAACTCCAGGGGATACTAAGTTAAGTGACATGTCTTTTTTCCCTCTTATAGAAGATTCAATTACTAAAATTATTTATAAATTAGATACCCTTACATGCATTATTACATGTAGTCCCACATGTATGACCTATCTCCATATTCATCAGCATACCACCTTTGGCCTTCTGGATCTACAAAGGAACTTTCCTCAGTAAGTCCATCAGACATAAAACCAAATGGTGCCATATCTTGTTCTATTTGATTCTTTTGTTCGTCATATAATCTCTTTCTTACATCTTGATCTGTGAGTTCTTTAAAGTAGTCTTGAGCAACCAACCACGCATAAATTACCAAGCACATGGCAAGGTCATCATTACATCC